CTAGGTGAGCCAGTTAGTTTTACTACCGATATTGAAGAACAGAAGGCTAGGGAGAGCGGTTTTTCCATAACGGATGATAACCGCTATACCTTATACGAGGTTCACGCCGATTTAATCCTTGATGAGATAGACCAGCCGGAGCGGGAACGCCCCCGTGGTATGGGATTAGCCCGTGGAGAGGACAGAAAAGAGGGGGAAGCTCTACAAATTGCCCTGCCTTACGTGGTAACTATAGAACAAGGCACTGGAACAGTGCTGGCAGTACGTAGAAATTGGAACCCTGACGATCCGTTGAAGCTTAAACGTCAACATTTTGTCCATTATGTGTATGTTCCGGGCTTTGGCTTCTATGGTCTTGGTTTAATTCACATTATTGGAGGCTATGCACGCGCAGGAACCTCCATAATCCGTCAATTAGTTGACGCAGGCACCCTTTCTAACCTACCCGGTGGCTTAAAATCACGCGGATTGCGGGTAAAAGGGGACGATACCCCCATCGGGCCGGGCGAATTCCGTGACGTGGACGTACCTAGTGGGTCAATACGCGAGAATATCCTACCATTACCCTATAAAGAGCCTAGTCAGACACTATTGGCTCTATTGGACAAGATTACTGAAGAAGGCCGCCGTTTAGGGGCTATATCAGACATGAATATCTCCGATATGAGTGCAAACGCACCTGTTGGAACCACTCTTGCGCTATTAGAGCGTACTCTCAAGCCTATGGCTGCGGTGCAATCCCGTGTCCACTACGCGATGAAGCAGGAATTTAAACTGCTTCGGGCAATTATGTCTGAGTACGCACCCGTAGAGTATACGTACATGCCTGACCGTGGTGAGCAACGCGCTCGTCAGAACGACTACGCCACGGTGGAAGTAATTCCTGTCAGTGATCCCAATAGCAGTACGATGGCACAGCGCGTTGTGCAGTATCAGACTGTTATGCAAATGGCACAGGCTGCCCCAGACATATATGACCTACCTGAACTTCATCGTCAGATGATCGAGGTCATAGGGATTAAGAACGCGGATGTATTAGTGCCAACTGAAGAAGATTCCGCACCAATAGACCCAGTAAGTGAGAATATGAACGTGTTAACAGGGGTACCTTTGAGTGCTTTCATCATACAAGACCACCAAGCACATATTTCTACCCACGAAGCGTTTCTAAAAGACCCACAGATGGCGGCTTTTATAGGGCAAAACCCTATGGCTAACCAGATTATGGGGTCGATGCAGGCTCACTTAGCAGAGCATATGTCCTTCTTGTACCGTCAGCAAATAGAGACAAGCTTAGGGGCAGCACTACCACCACCGAGTGAGGAGTTTGATCCGGTGTTGGCGAACTCTATTGCAGGGCTACAGGCCAAAGCAGCTATACAACTTAGCCAAGAAAAGCAGGCACAAGCAGCCCAGCAGCAGGCGCAACAAATTGCCCAAGACCCATTAGTACAGATGCAGCAAGCTGAACTAGAACTTAAAGCAAATGACCAAGAACGCAAAGCCTCGAAAGATGCTGGTGAGCTAGCCTTGGATCAGAAACGGCTTGAACTGGATCAGGAGAAAGCCCAAACCACGGCGGTTCTGGAAGCTCAACGTATAGCCTCCCAGAACGAGCAAGCGCAAGCAAAGAATGACTTGGCAGAAGCCAAAGCAATTATAGATGCGACCAAACAACGGGCGGAAACACAACGGGACAGAGATGAAGCTGCCCGCGATAACCGAGAGGATAGATAATATGGAAGGTGTTGATCATTTCAGAAAAAACGGAACTTTGTTTAAAGGTAATACACACAAGATGCCTGATGGCTCTTTGCACAGTGGGAAAAACCATACTAAAAATAGCGTGAAATTATTCCACTTAAATGACTTGTCAGCTACGGCAAGAAAGAAAGCTAAGTAAGAAAACAGATAACCTTAAAACCACAGGAGTTAGAACCCTATGAAAGATGTACGACGTGATCCCAAGAATATAAACGATGGGCAAGAATACTCGCTTAGAGATGTACATCTCGAAGCATTAAGAGCTATGTACTGCCTTTGCCATGATGCCGCAGTAGGGGAGCCTAACGAAGCTATGAAGTCCTCTCAAGCAGCATTAAACCTAGCAAACGCGCTTGCTGTCCTAGACGATTTAGGGAGATAAATTTAATGGAAGACATGCTTCTTGCGGATGGGTTTGAGAAAGCATTTATTGGCGTTGGCGAGCGTTGTGGGCAGCCTGATTTGGCGGTCTACGATAGAGGTAAGTGCTTAAAGATACTACAGGCAGACCAAAACATGAGCTACGAAGAAGCTGAAGAGTTTTTTGAGTTCAATGTATTGGGTGCGTGGGTTGGAGAACAAACCCCCATGTTTGTAGACCGTGAAGGAGTAACTACGTAATGGCTACAACCGTCTTTGACGTGCTAAATATAAAACTTACAGAGCAGAAACGTTCTAGCGAAGAATTCTTAGTTTCGGGTGTCCCTAAAGACTACGCGGAATACAAGGAGGTGTGCGGTGTTATTCAAGGTCTAAACGTTGCACTTAGAGAAGTAAATGACCTTTCGCGTAATTATATGGAAAATGATGATGACTGAAATGACAGCTTTAGAGATGAAGCGGCAAGAGAAGATAGAGACGGAAGCAGTTACACGCGAAGTATCACAAGAGGAAATGGAAACGCTTATTCCTAAACCTGTTGGGTATAGAGTGTTAATAGCCCTTCCTAACATAGAAGAGACGTTTTCAAATGGTATTGTGAAAGCAGCTAAAACGCTCCATGAGGAGTACATCCTATCTACGATAGGGGTTGTGCTTGATATGGGGGAGCAAGCGTATTCAGATAAGGATCGATTCCCTACTGGCCCGTGGTGTAAAGCCGGGGACTTTGTAATGTTTAGAGCCAATACTGGTACACGTTTTAAAGTGGGTGCTCAAGAGTATCGTCTGATGAATGATGATTCGATTGAAGCTGTTGTTAATGATCCGAGTGGAATCACTCGTGCTTAAGGAGTAATGGTTATGCCAATGCAACAAGTAGAGTTTGAATTTCCAGACCCCGATAAAAAGGAAGCTGGAGACGTAGAAGTAGAAGTAGAGGGTAATGAGACAGAGTTTGAGCTAGAAGTAGAAGGCGCTGTTGGACGTGAACAAGTAGGTAAGAAAGCACCTAAAGGCGAAGTAGAAATTGAGGTGGTGGATGACACCCCCAAAGCTGACCGAGGCCGCACTGCGTCTGAAGCCCCTGAAGAAGTTACTAACGAAGAGTTAGAAAATTATTCGGATAAAGTTAAGAAGCGAATACAGCACTTTAGTAAGGGCTACCATGACGAGCGTAGAGCTAAGGAAACAGCTGAACGAGAGCGGGAAGAACTTGAACGTTACACTAAGCAGTTAGTTGACGAAAATAAAACGCTTAAAGGCTCAGTAGACAAAAGTCATAATACTCTTGTAGAGTCGGCAAAACAGCAAGTTAAAACTGAACTTGCTATGGCTAAGAAACAGTATACGCAAGCGTATGAGGCAGGCCAGTCAGAAGAAATGGTTGAGGCTCAAGCGGCGTTAAATTCAGCGCAGATAAGGGCTGATAAAGTAGAGAACCTTAAGCTACGCGAGGAAACTACTTTACAAACTCCCAGCAATACTGAAGAATCACGTAAAGCGACTCCAACCATCCAACGCGACCCTCAAGCTATTGCTTGGGCAGACAATAATTCTTGGTTTGGTGCTGATGACGAAATGACGGCATTTGCGTTGGGGCTGCACACGAAATTAACGAAAGAGGGAACTAACCCTCGATCAGATGAATACTACGAGAAGATTGATTCTCGCATGCGTCAGGTATTTCCAGATCAATTCGATGAAAGTATCGAAGATGAACCGGTAGAACAAAAGAAAAAATCGAGCAATGTGGTTGCACCCGCTACGCGGAGCACGTCACCCCGAAAGGTGACATTATCGCAAACACAAGTCGCTCTTGCGAAACGGCTAGGCGTTTCCCTAGAAGATTACGCTAAACAAGCTGCGGTATTAATGAGGAAACAAGACTAATGGCCGAGAATAGAATAGATAGAGAGCTGGACACAACAGCGAAAAAAACCCGTAAGCAGGCATGGACGAGAGCTGAAGTTCTACCTAATCCTACACCGCAAAAAGGGTATAAATTTCACTGGGTTCGCGTTGCGACCAACGGTCAGCCAGACCCGACCAATGTTTCTTCAAAGTTAAGAGAGGGTTGGACCCCTGTAAAAGCTACAGATCACCCTGAAATTGAACTTGTAAGCATCGAGAATGAACGCTTCAAGGACAATGTAGTGATGGGCGGTTTAATGCTTTGCAAAGCACCCAAAGAACTTGTCGAGGAACGGAACGAGTATTATAGAAATACTAATGAAGCGCAAATACGTTCTGTAGACAATAACTTAATGCGAGAGAACGATCCTAGGATGCCTCTCTTTAATGAGAGAAGTACTAAGGTTACTTTCGGTAAAGGATAATTTTAGGAGATTTAAATGGCTACTACAGCTACCCCTTATGGGCTTCGGCCTATAAACGAGGTGAGTGGTACCCCGTATGCAGGGGCTACTCGCAAACTCCCTATAGCGTCAGGTTTTGCTACCAACATCTTTTACGGCTCTGTTGTCGTAATCGCTGCTGATGGCACTATCCAGTTAATGACGGATATAGGTTCCGCAGGCGATCCATTCCCCGCTGGTACTGTTGGCGTGTTTATGGGTTGTTCTTATACAGATGCCGTTATGGGATTTGTTAACCGTCAGTTCTGGCCTGCTAGTCAGGTATCTGCTGATGCGTTAGCATTCATCGTAGATGACCCTAACGTTGCTTTCCAAGTACAAGCTGATGCAACAATGGCGCAAGCCACACTGGGCATGAACGCACCTTTGGCTAATGTACAATCGACCACTACAGGTAGCATAGCTACTGGTAACTCAAATGTCGCATTGGACGCAACAACCGCAGCAACTACAGGTATTGCCTTTAGGGTCGTTGATTTTATCAATGCTCCGGGTAGTGCAGTAGGCGATGCTTTCACTGATGTGGTGGTTAAATTTAACCCCGGATCGCACTCATACACCAGCAACACCGGCACTGCTTAAGGAGCATTGACTTATGGCTATTTCACGAGCACAACTCCTCAAGGAGCTATTACCGGGTTTGAACGCCTTGTTTGGACTTGAGTACGCACGATACGGCGAAGAAACTAAAGAAATCTTTGAATCAGAGAGTTCTGACCGTTCCTTTGAAGAAGAAGTTAAATTGTCAGGTTTTGGAGCTGCTCCCGTTAAAAACGAGGGTTCCGCTATTCAATATGACAATGCACAAGAGACTTACACAGCCCGTTACGTAAACGAAACGATTGCTATGGGTTTCTCACTGACCGAAGAGGCCATTGAGGACAACCTGTATGATTCGCTTTCCGCACGTTACACCAAGGCACTAGCGCGAGCTATGGCTTACACCAAGCAGGTTAAAGGTGCGACCATACTTAACACTGGTTTTCCCGGTGGCCCAGCTTATGGTGACGGCGTAAGTTTGTTCAACACACAGCACCCCCTAGTATCTGGTGGTGTTAACTCAAACACTCCTGCTGTCGGCACGGATTTAAACGAGACTTCCTTGGAAGCCGCCGTTATCCAAATCGCTGGTTGGACTGATGAGCGTGGTCTGTTGATTGCTGCTAAACCTCGTAAGCTTGTTATTCCACCTGCGTTGCAATTCGTTGCTACACGCTTGATGGATTCTGAGCTTAGAACGGCTACAGCTGACAACGACATCAACGCAATC